GCTATGAATATTTATTATTTAAAGATGTAGCTTTTATTAGAGAAGCATATCCTAGTAGTTCTACAACAGGAATACCTAAATATTATGCTAGATTTGATGAAGATACTTTTATTGTAGCACCAACTCCTAGTTCAAATTTAACAGCAGAATTACATTATGAATATACACCTACATCTATTACAACAAGTAGTGATGGAACAAGTTATTTAGGTACAAATGCACCAGATTGTTTATTGTATGGTTCATTAGTAGAAGCATATACTTTTATGAAAGGTGAGCCAGATATTATGGTAAATTACGAAAAAAGATTTCAAGAAGCAATACAAAGATTAAAAGTATTTGCTGAAGGTAAAAATACTAAAGATAATTATAGGACTGGTCCTGTAAGACAACAGGTAACATAATGTTTACAGTAGATGTACAAACCACTATAGGCGATATAGAAGTTAAAACTACTAATAATAAAGGTTTAAGTCCTGAATATTGGACTGAAAGAATAATAGATAAGTTAATTTCTATTAGTGATAATGCTGACCCTATGGTTAAAGCACAAGCACAAGCATTTAAAGATAGTATGACACAAGTTGTACTTCTATATTTAAAACAAGCTATAGTTAGTGATAGAGCTACTGTAGCAGGATTATTACAAAAACAAGGTCATAAAGATATGGCTGATATTATAAGGAGACTTTAATGGCAATAACACAAGCAATGTGTACTTCATTTAAAAAAGAATTAATGACAGCTACACACAATTTTACTACAACAAGTGGTAACACATTTAATTTAGCGTTATATACAAGTTCTGCATCTTTAGGTGCAGCTACAACTGCATATACAACTTCTAATGAAGTTAGCGGTACTAACTATACTGCTAAAGGTGCTGCATTAACTAATGTTACGCCAACTACTTCTGGCACAACTGCATTAACAGACTTTGCTGATTTAACATTTAGTAATGCTACTGTTACTGCTAATGGAGCAATGATATTTAATGATAGTGCTTCAGGCGACCCTGCGGTTGCTATATTAGCTTTTGGTGGAGATAAAACTTCAACAGCAGGTGATTTTACTATTCAGTTTCCTACAGCAGATGCTTCAAATGCTATTATAAGAATAGCTTAAATAAATGGCTGGATGGGGTCGTTCTACATGGGGTAATGGTCCTTGGGGTCAACCAGCAGTAACTACAGTAAGTGTAACAGGTGTAGCTGGTACTTCTGCACTTGGTAGTGAAACAGTAATAGCAAAAGCTTTAGTTAGTGTAACTGGAGTTAGTGCTACATCTGCATTAGGTAGCGAAACTGTTACTGGTACGGCTAATATATCTGCTACAGGCAATGCAGGAACATCTGCATTAGGTAGTGAAACTGTATTAGCTTCAGCAAATATTTCTGCTTCAGGCAATACAGGAACATCAGCACTAGGTAATGCTATAACAGCAGGTGCAGCAGTTACAGGTGTATCTGGTACTGCTTCAGCAGGAACTCTTGGTGATGAATCAGTATCTGCAGCAGCTAATGTTGCTATTACTGGTATTTCTGCTACAAGTTCATTAGGAAGTATATCTTTAGTAACAAATAATATACTTTCAGTTACTGGTTTAGCAGGAACAACAGCTTTAGGTAGTGAAACAGTTATAGCTAAAGCACTTATTGAAGTAATAGGACTATCTGGAACTGGTCAAATACAAGGTGTAAATATTTGGACTATTATTGATGATTCACAAACACCAAACTATACAACAGTTTCAACAACTCAATCTCCAAATTGGAGTGAAGTCGCATAAAAAATAAAGTATAATTTTTACGAGGAAAAAAAATGGCAAGTTCATATGTAAATGATTTAAGATTAAACGAAATGGCTACTGGCGATGCTAGTGGAACATGGGGTACAACTACAAATACTAATCTTGAATTAATAGCAGAAGCTTTTAGTTATGGCACAGAAGCCATTACAACTAATGCTGATACTCATACAACAACTATAGCAGATGGAGCAACAGACCCAGGTAGGTCTATGTTCTTAAAATATACAGGTACATTAGATTCTACTTGTACTATTACTATTGGACCAAATACAGTATCAAAACTATGGATTATAGAAAATGGAACAAGTGGTTCTCAATCTATAATAATTAAACAAGGTAGTGGAGCTACAGTTACTATACCTTCAGGTAAAACTAAAGTTATTTATTCTGATGGTGCAGGTTCTGGTGGAGCAATGGTTGATGCTTTTGCTTCTTTAAATTTACAAACAAGTGGCATTATTGAAAGCAGTTCTTCCATACAAACTCCCCTGATAGAATATACTGATGGAGATGATGCCATTACCATTGCAGATGGCGGTGGTGTTACTTTTGGCTCAACTATAGCTGCAAGTGCTGCATTAACCTCAACATCTACAATAGAAGGTACAACAATTACTGCAACTACAGCTTTTGTACCAGATGCTTCTGATGGTGCTGCATTAGGTACAAGTTCTTTAGAATTTAGTGATTTATTTTTAGCAGATGCAGCCGTTATTAATTTAGGTGATGACCAAGATACTACTCTTACTCATGTTGCAGATACAGGCATTTTATTAAATAGCACTAGACAATTACAGTTTGGTGATTCTGGTACATATATACACCAATCAGCAGACGGAGTTTTAGATTTAGTATCTGATACCGAACTAGAACTAAATGCAACCACTATCGATATGAATGGTAATCTTGATTTAAGTGGTACCCTTAATGGCATAAGTATTTTAGCTGATGCTACAAATTTTACTGACAGTATTTTAATTAGTCAAAACGCAGGTACAGGAACTTTAGATGCTGCTATTCAAAATACAGGGTTAGGAGATAGCGTTTTTGCAGCTTTAACATCAGCAGATAAAAATACAGCAGTTGGAGCTTTTGCTTTAACAGCAACCACTACAGGTCAAAATAACACTGCAATAGGTAATGAAACTTTAAAAGCAAACACTACAGGTGCTAACAATATTGCAGTTGGTCATAAAGCACTATTAGTAAATACAACAGGTTCTTCAAACACGGCTGTAGGTCGTGTAGCGTTGGATGCAAATACTACAGCAAACAACAATACAGCGATTGGTGATAGTGCTTTAACAGCAAACACAACAGGTGCAGATAACACAGCAATAGGAGCAGCTGCACTAGATGCTAATACAACAGCAGATGGAAACACAGCCGTAGGTTCTAGTTGTTTAAGTGCTAATACAACAGGAGCAGATAATGTTGCTATGGGTGAGGCAGCCTTACTATCTAATACAACAGCAAATAGTAATGTAGCTATTGGTGCATCAGCTTTAAGAACAAATACCACAGGAACAAGAAACGTAGCTATAGGTGCTGCTGCCTTATACGATAGTACAACAGCAAGTAGTAATACAGCAATTGGTTACGATTGTTTATTAAGAAATACTACAGGCGACCAAAATGTAGCTGTCGGTGCTTATGCTTTAGATGCTAATACAACAGGCACAAGAGGTACAGCAGTAGGTGTAGAGGCATTGTCAGCTAATACAACTGGCGATAATAATACAGCATTAGGACATACAGCTTTAGCAGTAAATACCGAAGGTGGATATAATGTAGCAGTTGGATATGCGTTCCTAGATGCTAATACCACAGGAGGTAGTAATACAGCCGTAGGTTATAATACTTTAAGTGCTAATACCACAGCTGATAACAATGTAGCCATTGGCTCTAACTGCTTAAAATTAAATACCACAGGTTCAAGTAACACGGGTGTTGGAGTAGCTTGTTTAGATGCTAATACAACAGCTGTACATAATACCGCAGTAGGTAGAGGTGCTTTAGGTGGAGCAACAACTGGTGGATATAATACTGCTGTCGGAAGCTCAGCTCTAGTTTCTAGCACTACAGCAGCTAGAGGAGTAGCAGTTGGCTATGGAGCTCTTGATGCAGTTACAACAGGCGATGATAATGTAGGAATAGGTGTATTTGCAGGAGATGCAATAACCACAGGTGCCGATAATACAATAGTTGGTAATTATGCAGCAAACCAAATAACAACAGGTAGTACCAATACAGCTATGGGGTATGATGCTTTAACTCGTTGTACTACAGGTGGTGGTAACTCTTGTTTTGGTAAAGATGCAGGAGATAATGTAACTACTGGAAGTCAAAATGTATGTATCGGTCAAGATGCAGGTACTACTATTGCCCAAGGAGATTATAATATCTGTGTAGGTTCAATAGCTGATGTAAGTGGTGGAACTAATGCAAACAGTATTGCTTTAGGTCACAACATTGCAGCATCTGGTAATACTTTTAGTTTTGGTAAAGCAAGTAATGTTGTTTCTAACACATTTACTTCAGATGCTACCTGGTCAAGAAGTTCAGATATTAATAAAAAGACTAATATAGAAAATACAGATTTAGGTTTAAGTTTTATTAATGAATTAAAACCTGTAACATTTAATTGGAAACCTAATACTGAATTTCCAAAATATTTTAAAGATTATTCTGAAACAGAAAACCACATGGACACAGAAACAAATCTGTATGGAATGATTGCACAAGATGTAGAAAAGGCATTAGATAAAGTAGGACATAAAAACTTTGGAGGTTGGTTAGAAGAAGAAGATGGCTCACAAAGACTTTCACAAAGTATGTTTATATATCCTCTTATTAATGCAGTAAAAGAACTTTCTGCACAAGTAGAAGAATTAAAAGCTAAATTAAACGAAGGAGAATAATATGGCAGTAACAAAAGCAATAACTAAATGTACACCTTATGAAAATGCATCTAGTAAAGTAGATAAGTGGAGTATAGAAATGAAATATGAAAACGATAATGAGGGCGATAGTACTTATTATACTCATACTTTTAGCACTACAGTTAAACAACTTGATGATGACGGAAATGCTAACTTTACTTTAAAAGCTAAAGGTAGTTGGACTAATGCTAACTTAGTAGCTATATGCCCTGTATCAGAATGGGATGTAGTATTCGCTAGTCAAGTAGATAGCGTTATAACTAACCCACCTACATTAAGTACACCAGACCAAGCATTTAGCGTACCTAGTTAAATATGACTGAAGGAAAGTTTTTAATGCATAATATGCCTTCGGTATATGTGTTAGAAGCACAAATGCCACAAGATATGATTGATAGCGTTAATGATTATATGGACGAGTATAGGGAAGATAAAAACAAAGAATCGTTAGCAAAAACTTTAGTAGGACAAATAGATAAAGGAGAACAATTACTGTTAGACCACAATGATAAAAGAATGGTTAAGTATAATAATTTTATCTGCAGCCTTGGTGCTGAATATATTAATCATTTTGCTGCTTCGGGTAATAGTATTAAAGGTGATAAACAAGTTCAAATAGATGAAACTTGGTCAGTACATAGTTACGATGGTGATTACAATCCAATACATGACCACGGCACTAAAACATTAATGGGCATATCAACTACAGCTTGGACTAAAGTACCACCGCAAATAGGTAATGTTAATGCTCAATCACCAACTTATTCGCTATACAACGAAAGTGGACATTCAGATGGCTGTATAACATTTCAATACGGACAAGTATCAGTTATAGATGGTGAAAGATTAAAACCAGCTCAATCATTTGTTATGACTCCAGAAGTAGGAAAGTTATTACTTTTCCCTTCTTGGTTGCAACACATGGTCTATCCCTTCAAAGGTGAAGGAGAAAGACGAACCATCGCATCCAACTTAAACTGTTGGGATGTGCAAAAAAAAGATACTTTAATAAGTTAGCTTTCAATTTGATTGCATAATGCTTATAATTAAATATTAATTAACTATAGGAATATTATGGAAGAAAAAAAAAAATTAACTAATGAGCAAGAATATTGCAAGGCTCAAATTGATGATTTAAATAAAAAAGCAGCAGCTTTAAATTTTCAACTTGACCAAGTAAAAGCAAGTTTATCAGTATTTACTAATATACTTGCAGAAACTACTTCTGATGTAGCAACAGAAGTTTTAAAAGAAAATAAAACTAAAAAAAAGGAAAATAAAAATGACAATACTTAATATATTAATGTGGATTACAGCTATTATTTCTATAGCTTCTGTTATAGCAGCAATTACACCTACTCCTAAAGATGATGTATGGTTTGGTAAAATTTATAAAATTATAGATTGGTGTGCATTAAATGTTTTAAAAGCTAAAGATAAAGCACCAAAAAAGTAATGGCAACAATTAAAGATGCTTTAAATGCTATAGAATCTCACGAAAGAGAATGTAAAGCATTATACAAAAGCATTGACAAAAGATTAGAAGATGGCTCACAGCGTTTTGATAAAATTGAAATGATGATATGGGCAGTCTATCCATTTATAGTAGCTACTGTAATAACAGCAGGATTTTTATCTTGAGTAGAGCTAAAAAATCAACAGTTAATAAAGCTGGTAATTATACAAAACCTACTATGCGTAAGCGTATATTCAACAGAATTAAAGCTGGTGGTAAAGGTGGTAGACCTGGACAATGGTCAGCAAGGAAAGCACAAATGTTAGCAAAAGCTTATAAAAAAGCAGGTGGTGGATATAAGTAAATGGCTTATTTGCAAAGCAGCATACCTTATTTTAAGTGTTGGGTTAGAAAAGAATATACACACAATCACGAAAAATATCATGGTGAATTTTTACACGCTATGGTTATTGGAGTTACAACAATTCCAAAAAGATGTTTGTCTTTCCAAGTAATTTTTACAGGTGCAGAAACTTACGACACAGATAAACCAAATGTACATGGTGGAGCTATGTGGGCTCGTATGCCTATTACAGCTCTTGTAGGTGATACACCTTTTGAAGAATGGGCTGAACCTATGGAAGTTTGGGCAGCACAACCTTGGGATTGTGCATCTCGTACACACAGTATATATGTATTAGAAAATTGTACTCCATGTCCTTGGATGGCAAAAATTGATGGTAAATTTTATCCTGCAAAGTATTACTTTACTGTAGATTACACAAAATCTGATACAGCAGATGACCCAGCTCAACATAAACAAAATCATGTTCTTGAATTATTAGATGCAGGAAAATGGACAGGAAATATAGTTGCTTTACCTAATAATAGAGTAAGAGTTACAAGACCTGCACAATTTGAATTAGGAGAAGGTGCTCCAGACTTTAGACCTTCTCAACATATTCATTATAGTAAATCTGATTTAGATTACACTTTAGATGTAAATCAAGTATTTGATAATTTATATAATGATAAGGAAGAATAATGCCATTAAAAAAATCTCAAAAAAGTTTAAAAACATGGTCAAGTCAAAAGTGGACTACTCCTAGCGGTAAAAAATCATCTGAAACAGGTGAGGTATATGCACCAAAAGCACAAATAAATAGATTAAAATCTACACCAAAAGGTAGAAAAAAACTTGCAGCAGCTAATAGAAAAAAAAGAGCAGCTACAAGAAAAGGTAAACAACACGCAAGACATGGCTTACATAAAGGAAAAAAAAGATAATGGCTAATGCACCAGATGCGTTTGTATATAACGCTACACTAGAAAGAATAGTAGATGGAGACACATTTGATTGTTGTCTTGATTTAGGCTTTGATGTAAAACTACATAAACAGCGTGTTAGACTTGCAGGTATAGATACTCCTGAAAGTAGAACTAGAGATTTAGCAGAAAAAAAATTAGGACTTGCTGCTAAAGAAAGACTTAAAGAACTTTGTTGTGGCAGTATAAAAGTTAAATCTTTAGGTAAAGGTAAATATGGTCGTATATTAGGTATACCTTATACAGAAGATGGCAAAGACATTTGTCAAATGCTTATTAATGAAGGTCATGCTGTTGAATATCATGGAGGAAAAAAAGTTAAAGTTTGGGGTGATTATTAATGGAATCAGCCGTTACTTTAATTCAAGAAGTTGGATTTCCTATTGCAGCCGCACTTGGTCTTGGTTGGTTTATTTATAAGCTTATCATGCGTATTGTGGATGGCATGGAACAAAAACTAGATGTAGTTGATGAAAAAGTAGCTGGTCAAATACAAGCCATTGAAGAAAGATTAGGCACAAAACTTGATTCACAACATGGTATTTTAGTAGCATTAATAGATAGAATAAGGTCATTGGATAACGAAATTATAAGACAAGATACACTTATTAAAACTATATTAGGAGTACCACAACTTATTGATAGCAATAAAATTGCTAAGGCAGATAGAGATGACCAAAGAAAAGATTGATAAAAAAGAATTAGAAAAATATAGACTTACAATAACTATAGTTTTTATAGGTTTTATATTATTTTTTGGAATTATTGCTGTAAATTTAAAAGCAGATACAATAACTCATAAATTTAAAAATCCATCATTTAGCGGTATTGGTACAAGTTCACATTATTTAACGATAGAAAACCAAGAATTTAATCGTAAAATGTCTATCAAAGAAGAAATTAAAGCTATACAAGAACAGTTAGAAAGAGATAAAGAAAATACTACATTAGCTAGATTTATTCGTAATTTAGAGTCAAGGATTTATGCACAGCTATCAAGACAGTTAGTAGAAAATTTATTTGGAGAAACACCAAGCACAGAGGGTACTTTAACATTAGAGGGTAATACTATCCAATATAGTATTAAAGATGGCATTATTACTCTTATAATAACGGATGAAAACGGAAATGTTACAGAAATACAACTACCTATTGGCGATTTTTCTTTCTAGTTGTAGTTTAGCTCCTGTAGATACTAATTTACAACAAGGTAAAACTTTACCTAGTATTTTACAAATACAATCTGAAGAATTATTAAATGTAGCACAACCTAAAATACCTATTGTTGTCGCAGTATATCCTAATAGTTTTACAGACCAAACAGGTCAAAGAAAAAGTAATAGTGAATTTGCTTTGTTTTCATCTGCTATAACACAAGCACCAAGTCATTTATTAATTAGAACTCTTAAACATACTGCAGATGGTAAATTTTTTAGAGTAGCTGAAAGAGTTGGATTAGATAATCTTACAAAAGAAAGACAACTAATTCGTTCTGCTAGAGAACAAAATGAAGCAACAGATGGACTTAAACCTATTATGCCTTTATTATTTGCAGGTGTTCTTATGGAAGGTGCCGTAATTGGATATGACACAAATATTAAAAGCGGTGGTATAGGTGCTAGATATTTAGGGATTGGTAGTAGTAAACAATATCGTATAGACAATATAACAGTTGCCTTGCGTATGGTTTCTATAGCTACAGGAGAGGTATTAATTGATGTCCTAGTAAATAAACAAATTTATAGTTATGGACAATCACAAGATGTTTTTAGATTTATTGAAGCAGGTACAGAACTTGTAGAAATAGAAACAGGAGATGCAGAAAACGAACCTACAACTTTAGCTTTACAAAAAGCTATAGAAGAAGCTGTTTTCCAAATCGTTAAAATAGGTTATAACAAAGGTTTCTGGGAGAAAAAAAATGAAACAATTAAAATTAATAAGCCTGATTGTGATGCTGACTGCATTGACAATATACGCGGCTGATAACGAAATTTATGTTGACCAGTCAGGTGCAACAGCTAATATAGATTTAGAACAAATTGGTTCTGGAAATATTATTGGTGGTTTAAATTCTGTAGCAGGAACTCTTACTGCTTTAGATTTAGATGGTACTACTATGACGCTAGATATAAATCAAATAGGTGATACAAACAAATTTCTTGGTGATATATTAGGAGATTCTGTAACAGGTTTTTTTGAATTTGATGGTGATAGCAATACTTTTACTATTCAAGGCGACCCTACTAATACTTATGGTATTGATAGTTCAAATTATAATGTTGCTGTTACAGGTAGTACCAATACATTTACTTTAGACCATGGCACAAGTGCTTTAGCAGCAACTCTTGATTTAGATTGGATTATACAAGGTGATAGTAATACATTTGACTTTGATATTAATTATGATGGCGGTACTTCTTATGTTGATGTTGATGGTGATAGTAACACAGTAAACTTTACAGGTTCTGGTTATGCTGGTGGTTATTTTTATTTAGACCAAGCAGGTAATAGTAGAACATTTAATATTACACAAGCAAGTACCCAAGATAATGACTGGCTTAAAATTCTATCTATTGGCAATAGTGGTACTGTGTGCGTTATTCAAAACGACCAAGGTACAAGCACAAGCTGCTGATATTGGAGATATATCTGAACTAAATGGTTCAGCACAAATTGTAAGAGATAAACCTTACGAGGCTAATTTAAAGTTTGCTATACAAAGCAATGATGAAGCTATAACTAAAAATGGTCGTATGGCTATTACTTTTTTAGATGATTCAACTGTAAAGCTAACTGAACACTCACAGCTTTTAATAGATGAATATATCTATGACCCTGACCCAAGCAAAGCAAAGATGGCTCTTACCTTTGGGCTTGGTACAGCAAGGTTTATTACTGGTAATCTAAACCGCATAGATAAGCAAAACATATCTTTAAAAACACCTACTGCAAATATAGCGATTAGAGGGACTGATTTTACGGCTACAGTTGATGAACTAGGGCGTAGCCTTATAATATTGCTACCAGACGCTCTAGGGCTTTCTAGTGGCGAAATAGAGGTAGTTACAGCTATGGGTACAGTTTTATTAAATAAACCTTACCAAGCCACTACTGTAGATGTATTTGAGAGCTCACCTACTAAACCTGTAATATTAGATTTAACATTAGATATTATAGATAATATGTTAATTGTTACGCCACCTAAAGAAGAAGATATTGCACAAGAAGAAACAGCAACAACTAAAACAGTTAATTTATTAGATTTTAATGATTTAGATATAGATTATTTAGCAGAAGATTTTTTAGAAGATAATAGTTTAGAGTTTACAGAATTAGATATTAACTATTTAGATGTTAATTTTCTTGAAGATTTATTAAATGTTTTAGATGCTTTAGCAATAGAAAAAGAAGAGGACCAATTAGCTTTAGCTACAGGTGTAAATATTTCTGGTACTTTAATTGGTCAAGATACAGACACACAGATAACTACAATAGTAACAGGACAAGTTATAAGTTTGCGTAGAAAAATAAGCGAATCAGTACAAGTAGATTTAAACTCAGGAAATGGCTATACAGTAATTTTGATACAAGATGGAGTATCTAATATAGTAAAAATAAATGGCGGAGGAGACTCTGTTATAACAATTAACCAAAGTAGCGGATGAAAAAATTATTATTACCTATACTTATAATACTTTTATTGCCATTAATATATCAGTCAACACCTACAGAAATATTAAAACTAAAAGTATTTGACTCATTTATACAAACACCAGAACCATCAGGTAATTTTGTAATACTTAACATAACAGAAGAAGATGTAGAACGAGAAGGTGGTTATCCATTACCTAGAAAAAGATTAGCTGATATACAAATGGAAATTATTGGTAAAGGTGCTTTAGGAGTTGGTTGGGTTATATCTTTTCCACAAGCAGATAGAATGGGTGGTGATGAAGATTTTGGAAGGTCTTTAGGATATGCACCAAGTGTAATAGCTATGTTTGAAGATGGTAAAGGTAATTATCCTAAACCAACAGGAACTGTAGTGAAAGGTGAGGATAATGGTGGTATAGTATCTTTGGGAGTGAAACAAAACCATCCTCTACTAGCAAATAATACGCTATCTGGTTTAGCTATTGCTCCCACCGAAGTTGACCAACTTGTAAGAAAAATACCTCTTTTAGTAAAAACACCTGATAATAATTGGATTCCTAGTTTTGGTACACAAATATACAAAGCTTTGTTTGGTGTAAAAACATATATTATAAAAACTAATGATAATGGTATAGAAGAAATATCAATACGAGGAATACCACCTGTTAAAACAGATAGTCTTGGTCGTAAATGGATTAGTTGGATAGATACAGAACAAACTAATTTACAAGAGATGAATGTAAATGGAAAGTTTGTTTTTGTAGGTGTTACTGCAAATGGCGTATTTCCTCAAATAGCTACACCAGTTGGATTATTAGAACCACATAAAATACAAGCAGCATTAGCAGAATCAATTTTAATACAAGACAGTCCTTATATTCCTGATTGGCATTTAGCAGTTGAATTATTAATTCTAGTGATAACAGTAACTTTTGTCTGGTTATGTGTAAATATTTTTGGAATGACGCTAGGAATAACATTTACCAGTATATTATTCTTTTTAACAATATTTTTTGGACATTATCTAATCCAGCGTGGAATACTAATAGATGTAAGTTGGACATTAATTTCACAGTTTATAACAGCATCAATAGGTTTTTATTTAAGATTTAGAGAACAATACAAATTAAGACAACAAATTAAAAAACAATTTGAACATTATCTTGACCCAAGACAAGTTAAAAAATTACAAGATAACCCAGATTCTTTAGTATTAGGTGGTGAAAGAAGATACTGTACATTTTTATTTACAGATGTAAGAGGTTTTACTGCAATGTCTGAAAAGTTAGAACCAGAACAAGTAACACAAATTATGAATAAAGCACTTACTATACAAGCAGATGCAGTTAAAAAGTATGGCGGTATGGTAGATAAATATATTGGTGATGCCATGATGGCTAT